AAAATAGGTATCTCAGTTGCATCGGTAATATCTAAACTTACTATTAACTCACTAGCTAAAATTGGCTCGAATGGATCGTCAGAACTCGCAAGAACATTTTGTTCAAAAGGTCTGAAGGCAGGAGTTAAATTAACAACATCGCCAATATATCCATCTTCATATATATCACAAGTGAATAACCTACCTGATTTAGAAGCTGCTTGCATAGTAAAATGCCTTAGATACAAACTCATCTTCTAAAATTTAATGAGTGATTAGTTCTTTCAAGAACTGCAACTAAACTATTCCCCCTAACTTCAAATTCAACTTTATTATTTCCGCCTCCGTTTCCTTGCATGGTCATTGCTCCCATCTTAGCCGCTTGGTCTACGAATCCTTTAAATCTGTCTAAAGGTAAAATGGCTTCTGGTCCAGCTTCCCCTATCATCCCAATAGAAGGACCAGTTGTAACACCACCTTCAGCGTGAGCCGCTACACCACCGATAACACCCGCTACAATACCGCCAATCTTAGCTCCTGGATTTAATAAGGTTATAATTGTGCGAATAGCTAATAGTTTAACTTGTGCTATTGCTAAATCAATTATCAACTGTTTTAAAGCATTAGTTAAAGCCTCAAAAGGATTCTTACCAGTAACCATTGCTTGTAATGAATGGCTAATGGCATTACCTACACCTTCAGCAATTTCTATTTGCTGCTTCATTTTCATATTCCACTCTGCTTGTGCAGACTGAATTGAATTTATAAGAGATAGTCTTTCGTATAGTCTTTGGTTTTGCTGCTCATCGTAAGCCGCTAAAGCTGAATTTTTTTGAGTTGGATCTAAGTTCTTATTGACCTTTAATGAATCTTGTAAATCCTTTTGTTTTTCAGCTTCTTGAAGTCTATTTATTAAGTTAATCTGTTTATCAAGCAGTTCATTACGAGAAGAAATTAAAGTATTCCATTCAGTATAAGCAGTTACAGGTGCTTGCTTTGAATTATTCGGGTTAGGGGTAGAAGTTATTCCCTTCCCTTCTTTTGTTTTAGTATTATCATCAAAGAAATTCCACTCTGGATGGGATTTCATTAACTCCTCATACTGTTTAGCGAACTTTTCGTAAATGCTAATCTTATCCTTTAGCTTCTTTTTTAATTCCTCATCAAGTCTTTTCTTTTCAGCTTCATTAGCTGCTGCCCTTGATGCTGCACCTTGATCTCCAGCCTGTCCGGGTATGAATCCAGGGGCCATTGTAATACCCGCACCGAATTTACCAGACTTTCCAAATTCTTGTGATTTCTTTAATTGAAGTTCTGCAATCTCTAATTCTAATTTAGAGGCATCTGCTAAAGCTAAATTTGCTGCTGCTTTAGCAAGTTGCATCTTAATATAATCGGGAGCGTTATTCTTTAATTGAGTTTCGGCTTCGTTTAAATCGTTTACTAATCCAGTAGTTTTACCTATTGTTTCATTATAGTGATTTATTACACCGTCTTTACTTATTATTCCTTTTTTCGCTAACTCTATTTCTGTGCTTAATTCTCTAACACTTGAAACCGCTTTTAATACACCGCTATCAGTAAATTCAGTAACAGCATCTTTTGCTTCTTGTGTCTTTTTATTGAACCCCATTATACCATTCTGATAAATCAGAAAAGCAGATGATGCTAATGATAAAGCAAGACCTAAACCACCCGCGCCAATTAAAGAACTACCTAATGCTTTAAGTGCAGCAGTTCCACTTCCTGTTTCAGCTTTTAATCGTTGGAAAGATTCTAAGAGTGGGTTTAAGTTATTCTGAATACCCATGAAACCAAAAGGCAAATCTTGAGCCACACGACCTACGTTTGTAAGTGCCTGTGCTGCTTGATTGCCGCCTACTGCTAAATTCTTAGTATTATTTGTGAGTGGATTTAAGGAAGCGTTTAGAACTTCCATCTTAGCCTTAGTCTCAGTAATACCTTTATTAAAAGCTAATAGATCAGATCCATTTGTAGCATCTTTAACCCCTTTCTCAAATCTCTTTAAATCAGTAGCTAATTGATTAAGACTGGCAACCGCTTCTGCATTGTCTGCTGAAATAACTATTTTGAGTTTTTCTTCGGTTGCCATTAATGCTAATTTCTATATATGCTAAATATTTTTTTCCGCTCTTCCTCTGTTAGAGGGATTCTCTTTTCTACTTCATCGCCTGGTAGTGGCCAGTATTGATTTATATTTCTCGCTTCGCCTACCGTACGCTCTATTGAATATGCTAAACTTCTCGTCCTTCTCCATTCGTTCAACTCAATTCGTTCTTGTGCCAAATGACAGATTTGATATTCCTTCCATGTCAAAGTCCAGAACTCTTTAGGTCTTATCCCGCATTCGGCTGCTCTGATCAGAATATCATCCCAGGTTATCCTTGACTTTTTTTTTCTTCGTCAATCTCACTTTCAATAGGGTTAGATTGATTAACTACTGTGTTTTTTACTACATAGTTTACAAAATCAACTAACTCTCCATCCTTCGCAAATACACCTCCGTTTTCGTCAACCCATTGAGCGATTCCCTTTGCTTCCCATTCGGTGTTATTAGCCGATTGGTGAGCAGCTTGAACCATTTGGATAAGTACCTTCAAATTGAATTGAAGTGATGCTAATTGCTCTAGCAAGCCAGATAAATCGCACTTGTTAGATTCACAATAAAGGAACATTGCAAAGGTTCCCCAATGCAATGCCCTTCCGTTTTTTAGAGTCATATATTAAACTGTTTCAGTCTGTGTTGCTGGTGGTACGCTTACTACGAATGTTGCAGAGAATTTTACTAATTCTTTATCATCCGCCTTTACATCAAAATCACTGATGAAAACAGTAGCTGAATAAGTAATATCCCCAGCGGCTGGAACTGCCTTACCCATTTTCATAGGAAAGCTAGTCTTAGCTATGTGTGCTGCGTAAAGTTGTTGGTAAGAATCCTTTGAAGGAGTACCACTTTCATCAATCGCAAATCCTTCACACTTGAAAGACTGATCTAGTGTAATACCTTGTTCAAAAGCGTTTCCGCATTTACTCGTAGCATCTATGGTTGATGCTTTAGAAGTAAAACTGTTTGTAGTGATACAAGCAACGGGAATAAATGTACCCGATGTTGCAATATCAGCGGTTAAGATATAATCCCTGCCCGCTACTTTAGTCTCTGCCATTTTATTTAAGTTTTATTTATGATTGACTAATTGAATGTTCAAATCGAATTAAACGCCTGAATACTGGTTCAGTATTATTTAATCCTGTTAGTCTGTTTGTAGATAAAACTTGGGTAGTGATGATCTGAAAGTCGGGTGCTAATGAAGGCTGATTGTCGGAGTTGATTAACCCAAATATTTGCTCTGCGTAATTGTCTGCTTCTTTAAAACCAAATTTACCATTTTTTATTACAATATCAATTAGAATATTTGCGGTAAACAAATACCCATTTTTATTCTGATCCTGGTTAGAGAAAAACTCTCCAATTAAAATATAGCTTCCGTTCTCTGAATATGGCGACATACCATCATAAACAGGCAATCCCAACGTATTAAGAATTGTATAGTATGCAGGTATAAGATATTTTGATATGTCTTTCATTTAGTCAGAATCTTTTTAATATTATCAAGTAATTCACCTTTTTTCTCATAGAATGCACGAAAGAAGAATGGTCGTGCCGGTAAGTTCACTTTCTTTATCCCTTTGCCCTTAAATTGCCCCGCCACATCTTCTAACCCTGCCGGTACATTAACCATCCCGCCTGTCCCAAACTCCACATAGGGTGCATACTTTACATCATTCCAGAGCTGCTTTGATAAAGGGATATTTGTCGTAAATCTATTCCCCTGTCTAAGAACTCCGTTATCAACTGGACAATAAGACTTTTGAAGATTATTGATCTCAACTATTGTCGAAGTCATTTGCTTATCAATCTCAATTGTCATATTCTTACTCTTCTCATCAAGTTTTCCAATCAATGATTTGAGGCCTTCCACTTCAAAGTTTATACCCTTGCTCATTGTTTTGTATAAGCTACTATTTGAGTAAATCTACTTACCGCATCTACATTCTCCACTCCGTGAATAGTATATTCATCACCAGCATATTTTATTTTCCATGTTTCTGTAACATCACTATTGAAACGAATAAAGAAAGTTCCCATCTTATCGAATGTTAACTGCGCCTCTTGTAATTGCCTTAGATTCTTACCAGGGATAAAAAAAGTAAATACATCCGTTTCCGTGTAAGTTATTGTCTGTCCACCTCTCCCATCCAAAATAATAGTAGGCTGCATTAATGATGCTATGTCACGCATCTTTGCAACATCAATAGAACTGATATTTCGTTTAGTGAATTTCATTAGTTAAAGAATGCTATTCGTGAATAACGTTGACATACCTTTTGTGCTTTTGAACATACAGTCGAACTATCTGAATTATCTCCTCTATTCTCATACAAGAAAACAACCTGATCTAAGATAGCAACCTTTAATTCCTCTGGTATTGTTGTATAACCTGTAGAATATTCAGCAGTATTAACTCCATTCAAATCATCCTCAA